TTACAGTTAAAGAACCGACGTTACGCCTAGCCGACGCAGACCGCTCGGTGAACAACAACGGCCTAGCTATCAACGGCACTGTGACCCGCACCCCCGTGGCAACGGGCGCTGATCTGGTGGCCTACAGTGGGTTCACTTCCAGCAACTACCTTGAGCAGCCGTATAACTCTGACCTTGATTTTGGGACGGGTGATTTCTGTATTATGGGGTGGGTGAAGACTGCTGACGGTAATGGGGATATTATTATACGAGGGGACGCAGCTCTTTCGGGTGTTTGGTTTGCGGTCGGGATTAGTTCAACTCTCCCCAGAGTTTTTGTTGTTGATACGGGAACTGATAGTTGTTCTGGTAGCAATGCTGTAAATACGGATACTTGGGTTCATATTGTTGGGCTTCGTCGTTTAGGTGTGTTGGAGTTATTCGTTGATGGGGTTCTTGCAAACACGCTTTCTCAAACCAGCGACTTGGACAACACCTCTGCAACTTTGCAAGTTGGCTCCCGTCAGGGTGGAGCAAACCCGCTTTCAGGCTCCCTCGCCCTCTGGCGCATCTCCGCCACCGCACCCACAGCCGAACAGATCGCCAAAATCTACGAGGACGAAAAGGTGCTGTTCCAAGAAGGCGCACAGGCTACCCTCTATGGTGCCTCTGATGCGGTGACAGCCCTTGCGCATGATCCGGAATTGAACTTGCTTCACGTAGGCACCTCGGCTGGCCGCAGCGTATTCCAAGGCTTGCGCCGAGTATCGAACACGACCACTGCGGTCGGAACTGCAATCAGTGCCAGCAATGGCCTAGTGGTCGAGGAGTGATCTGATGACTGTGTATATCGAAAAACCAGCGGTTAATCTCCGTGAAGAACTGGCTTCCCTGCGCAATCAGGGGGGCTACAGTGAGCAGCAGTTTTGGATGGACGGGCTGGTGACTAACGGCACGTTTAATATTGATACGAGTGGGTGGTATGCATCGAATGCTACACTCAGCGCAGCTTCATCAAATCTACTGGTAACAAATACTGCCGCAACATATGGGCTTGCGTATAAAGACTTTCCGACCATTGTTGGCAAAACCTATAAAGTCTTGATTGACGTTGTGGCAGTGTCTCCCAGCTTCATCATTCGAGTTGGTGATGATAGCACTGGCTCTACTAATCAAAAGTTCCAAGCGACAGGAACTTCTCTTGGAACTCAAACAACGACTTTCGTTGCAACAGCATCTACAACCTACATTCGTGCTGGCGTATATACCACAACGTCTGGAGACTCAGCCACCTTCGACAACATCGCCGTTTTCGAGACAGATGGCACCGACGTAGTCCACCGCCTGCCCAAAGGCTGGAAGCCTAAGGACGTCTTCGAGGATGGCCTGTTGCAGCGTGAAGGTGCAGCCCATGATTACGAAGTGGTGTATGATGGTTTCGATTATTTCGTTAAGCCTGCTGTCGCCCCATCTGCCACCACTCAAACCTGCGTGATTGGAGTTAAAGCATGACCCAGTTTGTAGCTAAGGGCGACATGCCCCTGACCCCAGTGCAGCTTGAGAAGCGTGCGCAGAAATACATCAAGCGTAGCTGGCCTGACCAAGCCCGTGAGAAATCCATTCGTTTGGCTGACGGTGTCTTCGATGCCTTCATGGCTACCTTCTCTGCAAACCACGATGTGAACGTGGCCAACAATACCTTCAACTGGCAGCTTGCAGAGTATCGCAAGGCCACTGCACGGCTGGCTAAGTATCGTTTGGCTGACGGTCGCCCCGAGGTTTACGAAGACCAGCCCACGGGTGAATACGACGACGAGGGCAACGAGGTAATGGCAAGCGTGCTGATGCAGACAGCCATTGATCCGCTTGAGGCCACCGTTGAGCAGACCACCTACGACGATGAAGGCAATGCCACGACCGAGACTGTGGACAACCCGCTAATCGTTGCTGACGATGCAGAACGTGCTGCTGCACAGGCAGTGGTTGATAGCACACCGCAGGATGTGAAGGACTTTGGTTAATGGCCACGACAACCAATTACAGCTTCACAAAGCCAACCGTCGGCGGCGATCAGGATACGTGGGGGACGCAGCTCAACGCAAACTGGGACGCGCTTGACACATTGCTTGGCGGCACCAACGCCACCGAGTTTGCCATCCTTGACGGCGCCACGGTTACGACTGCTGAGCTGAACGTGCTTGACGGCATCACGGCGACTGTCACTGAGCTGAACTACACAGACGGCGTCACAAGCAACATCCAGACGCAGCTAAATGCCAAAGCGCCGATCGCTAGCCCGACTTTTACTGGCACGGCCACAATCCCCACGGCAGCCGTGACAACGGTTGACCTTGGCAACTGGACAATCACAGAAAGCGCTGGCGTGCTTTACTTTGCCACTGGCGGCACAAACAAGATGAAGCTGGACGCGTCCGGCAACCTCACAGTCACTGGCGATGTCACTGCATATGGGACGGTCTAATGGCGCTGCAACCATCGGGGCAAATCACGCTCTCTGACATTCAAGACGAGTTCGGCGGCGCCAACCCGATTGGCCTGAGCGAATATTACCGCGGCGGCGCATACACGACCAGCAACAACACCAGCGTGCCTGAAAGCGGCGCGATTTCGCTGTCTGATTTTTACAGCGCCACATCTGCTGTTACGGTTACCTATGAGCTGATCGGCGGCGGTGGCGGCGGTGGCGGCAGCGGGACAGTCGCAAACTCTGGCGCTGGTGGCGCAGCATCATCAATCTCTGGCACAGGATTTACGACCGAAACGTCTTCTGGCGCATCTGGTGGTGCTTCATACGTATTTGCTTCCAGTAATGGCGCGGCTTCCTATTATGGTGTTGGCGGCGCTGCAGGCATTAACTCTAGCAATTCTTCAAATGTTACTGCTGGTTCCCCAGCCCCATCGACATCTTACGGTGCGGGCGGCGGTGGCGCGGGTAGCACGTTTAATGGATACGCTGGCCTTGGTGGCTCCGCAGCAACTCGTGTGGCATCTTCACAGACATTGACGCCCGGCACCGAACTTACGGTTACTGTTGGGATTAAGGGTGCAGGCGGAACTGGCAACCTATACAACGGCGGCGCTGGCGCAGCAGGCTACGTAAAGATTACCGTAGGCGGCGTCGACACAGAATACACGACGCCCGGAACATACACTTACACGGTGCCATCATGACGTTAATTCCGCTCAAACTCCCCGCAGGCATCTACCGCAACGGCACCGAGTTCGAGGCGAGCAACCGCTGGCGCGATGCCAGCTTGGTTCGCTGGGTGGATAACACCATGCGCCCTGTCGGAGGGTGGGAGCAGCGCGACCAGATGGACAGCGTTGCCCCCCGCGGCATGCATGCTTGGACCAGCCTGTCTGGCTCCGAGTGGATCGCCACCGCGAGCTACAACAAGCTGACAGTGGCCACTGGCTCTGGCGTCATCACCGACATTACGCCAGCCGATTTGGTGGATGGCTTTCTGAACGCCGAGGTGCCTATTGGCTACGGCTCCGGTGCATTTGGCCTTGGCTTCTACGGCACTGAGCGCATCGGTCAAGGCAACTACGGCGAGGCGACAACGTGGTCGCTGGATAACTGGGGCGAGAACCTTGTCGCATGCTCGACAGATGATGGCCGACTGCTTGAGTGGGACTTAAATCCAGCAAACGACGCTGCGACCATCGCCAACGCGCCGACAGGCAACTCTGGCCTGTTTGTGACGGAAGAGCGCTTCCTGTTTGCCCTTGGCGCCGGCAACAATCGACGCAAGGTGCAGTGGTCTGACCGCGAGGACAACACGCTCTGGACGCCTGCAGCGACCAACGAGGCTGGCGACATTGAGCTGGCCACGTCTGGGCAGATCATGCAGGGCATCCGCACACGCGGTCAGGCGCTGATACTGACCGATCTGGATGCACACAGCGTGACATACATCGGCGGCCAGTTCGTCTACAGCTTCCAGCGTGTTGGCTCGTCTTGTGGCGCCACCAGCCGTCGAGCTGCAGCAGCCGTGGATGAGGGCGTTTTCTGGATGGGCCAGCGTGGTTTCTTTGGCTACGCAGGCGGCGCGGTTACTGAAATCCCATGCGAGGTTTCGGACTACATTTTCAACAACATCAACCGTGCGCAGATCACCAAAGTGTTTGCGGTATCAAACCAGCAGTTCAACGAGATCTGGTGGTTCTACCCAAGCGCAGGCAGCATCGAAAACGACAGCTACGTGGCTTACAACTACGCCGAGGGTCACTGGACCATTGGCATGCTTGCCCGCACCGCTGGCGTTGATCGCGGTATTTTCCGTCGCCCTATCTGGGCTGCAGCCGACGGCTACACCTACAACCACGAGGTCGGCCTAAACTACGGTGGCGCTGACGTTTACGCCGAAAGCGGCCCGATCAGCTTGGCAAACGGCGACAACGTGCTGAAAGCCACCATGCTTTACCCTGACGAAAAAACGCAGGGCGACGTGACGGCGACGTTTAAGACGCGTTTCTACCCCAACGACACAGAGACAAGCCACGGCCCATACAGCATGGCCAACCCGACGCCTGTTCGCTTTACTGGCCGTCAGATGCGTGTTCGCCTTGACGGCGCGCGTCTGGCTGACTGGCGTGTCGGCGTAATGCGTCTGGATGCTATTGCGGGTGGCAAGCGGTGAGCTACGGATACAACCCGCCACCCGTAACGGGCAACCTGCAGGTATGGGCGCAGAATGTAGTGACATACCTACAACGCGTGGCATCGCGGCTTGCATTCAAGTCTGACGATGCCCGAGCGTCAGAGAATGGCGTCATCCTGTATGACAACGTGAACGGCTACCCTGTCGTGTCCAAGGATGGCGAGTTTCGGCAGATCGTGCTGGCCGATGGCTACGCGTTTTTTGGCCAAGACAACGACATAACCGCTGCGGCCGCCAATACGGCGTATGCCATCACCTACGACACGCCGCCAATGTTCGACGGCGTTTCGCTTGGCACACCAGCCAGCCGCATCGTGTTTGAGGAAGGCGGCACGTATCTGCTGGCGTTCTCGGCGCAGATCACATCCACGTCCGGCAGCACTGTTGCGTTTCGGTTTTGGCCGCGCATCAACGGCGTAGACGTGCCGGGCAGCACGATGGTTGCAAACTTGCACCAGAACAACGCCACGACGGTGATTTCGCGCACGGCGATATTTCAGGTCAGCGCTGACGATTATCTAGAGGCAATGTGGGCGACAGACAGCACGTCTGGCTACTTGCACGCTACGGCGGCCACGGCGTATGCTCCGGCAGCGCCGTCAACGTCGCTGTCGGTAACGAGGATTAGGGCGTAGGGCTGTTAATATGCAGGATAATGTTGTAATATTCCCGCAAGCCAACGGCGTGAGGATCATGCCGGTCTTGCCGGAGCAGGTCGAGCAATACATCGACGCTGGGATGGAGCTACTGAGGCCGGCGATTAAACGTCAGGAGATGAACGTCACCGAAGACGTCATCGCGCAAGAGATACGAGAGGGCCAGTCGCTACTCTGGCTCGTATATCTCGGGGACACGCTGACCGCGGCCATCACGACGGCTGTTATAACGCACCCCCGCCGATCCGTCCTGAAGATTGAATTTCTAGGTGGAACACGAATGAACGAGTGGGTGGGTGTGGCCGCAGATTTCTTGGCCAAGATGGCGCGCAAGGCGGGTTTGCCAGCGCTCGAAGCAGACGGCCGTAAGGGCTTTGAAAAGATTGCCAGTGGGCTTCGGTTCAAGCCGATCACCACAAACTACGTGATGGAGCTAGACTGATGGGCAAGAAGACGTCAACGACGACCCAAGACAACAAGATGCCGGAATTCCAGCAGCAATTCCTGACTGGCACCGTTATCCCCGAAGCACAGAAGATATTGGCAACGCCGTTCCAAGGCTACGAGGGCCAGCGCGTCGCCGGCCTGACTGGCCTTCAGCAGCAGGCGCTGCAGGGCTACGGCGGCTTGGACATGGGTGCGCCTGCCTTCGCACAGGCGGCCGACGTATACAGCACCATCGCTGGCGAGGGCCTGTCGCCTGAGCGCATCCAGACGTATATGTCGCCATACACGCAGAACGTCATCGACGCATCGATGCGCGACTTGGCACGCCAGCGCGACATCACGCTGAACGAGATGGGCGCCGCAGCGACCCGCGCCGGCGCGTTTGGCGGCAGCCGTCAGGGCGTCGCCGAGGCTGAGACGCAGCGCGCGTTTGCCGAGACCGCAGCAGATACCGCCGCCCGTCTCCGCGAGGCTGGTTATTCGCAGGCCGCCGGCTTGGCGCAAGCAGATCTCGCGCAGCGCATGGCGGCTGCACAGGGCGGCATGGGCGCCGCCGGCGCTGGGCTGCAGCAGCAAGTCGCGGGCTTGGGCGCACAGATGGCTGCGGGCGAGGCTGAGCGCATTCTGGGCCAGCAGGGGCTTGATGCGCTGTATGAGCGCTACATGCTGGAGATGCAGTATCCGCTGACGCAGTTCGGCGTTGCCACTGGCGCCGCTGGCGCGATCCCCGCGGGCTACGGAACGCAGACTGGCACGACGGTAACGCGCGACCCGATGGGCGCGATCGGCGGCGTGCTTGGGGCTGTCGGAAGCGCTGGCCAAGGATTAGGCGCCATGGGCTTTATGCCATTCTCCGACGCACGCCTGAAAGAAAACATCCAGCACTTGGGCCAAGTTGGCGATTTCAATCTCTACACTTGGGACTGGAACGAAGAGGGTGTCGCCGCCGGCGCCGAGGTTGAGCCTACGTATGGCGTAATCGCGCAAGAGGTTGAGCAGATCCGCCCAGAATACGTCATCATGGGCGAGGACGGATACCGCCGCGTTGACTACGGCGCGATCGCAAACGAACTGGGGGCCAAGTGATGGCATACAAACTCACCCAAGCTGACATCGACAAGTATGGCTTCTTTGACGCTGTGCCGGGCGACACGCCGACACCGGAAGAGGCCGCAATGATGGCCGCCGCAAGCAATGAGCGCATCCTGACGCCGGCCGACATTGAGACGTTTCAGCTGACTGGCGCCATGGCCGGTGAGCCTGCATCCGCCGCAGACATCGCCAAGATGGGCGGCGCCCCTGCGTTTCAGATGCCGGCAGAGGCCGCCGCTGGCGTGAGTATCCCACAGGCTACACTGTCGCCGCTGCGCGCCATCACCGTTGGCGACAATCCAGCGATGCCTCGCGCAGACGCTCAGCCTATCGCGCAGGACGCCATGAAGGCGCTGGGCGTGTCGGACGGCCGCCAGCCGACGTATAGCGAGGCCCGCGCCGCTGGCATGGACCCCGGCGACGC